TGTGTCTTGAAAGCGAAAGACAGCTCTTTTAAGCGCTCTATCGTGGCGCGGGTCATGCGAACCCTTCTCCGTGGAGATACGTTTACTAAAACGGCAATGTAGACGGATTAGGTCTACTTGTCGCTGTTGACTGGAAGAAATTGCACAATGGTGGACCTATATACTGAGACAGGACAAAATCATCGCCAGCCGAACGACCCATGTTATATCTTATGGTCGATCCCGTATTATTCCTAACACTCAATGCATACTCATGCTCCTGGTTGTAAGTACCAGCTGTACCAGTAATAAAACCTGGATTAGAAGCCTCACTAGTCCCATTATTTGATGCTAGTATGGGAATCCTCCTGACTCGAGACCAATTAGGTATTGTAACCCTAATAGTCCCCCTAGTCTCTGCAATAGTGTGTCCTGTCGACACCGCAGATTGCCTGTTGTATATATCTCCCAGAGACGCTGGTGTTGTACCAGCATCGCCAGGCACGACAAAGACCTCCATAGTGCTGGAGATAGCATCAGGCTTGTCAGATACGACTGTGTACAACGTACTGCCATACCCATATGCATACATCTCAATCATTCTACCCAATGGGGAGCCGTACCAAACAGCCGTAGCTGTGTTTGATATTGCGGAATTACCAGAAAGAACCGGTAACCAGTTCTTCCTGTACCAAGGCTTCAAACTATAAGTGATTGCATTATCATTAACGACATCCCATGTGTGCCATGAAGGAACCATTGCTATCTGCTTGACAGATTTAAAAATCTCACCAATTACCAGCTGTGACGCACCCTTGTCTGGGGACACCCCACCTGCCTGTAAAAATATACCAGCAGTTGCAGTTTGGTTAGATCTATGATCAGTGCCATCTACAATAGTAGGAGCCATCGCAGCAAACTCAAAATCTGGCTCGGCCGCAACGTACACCAACATATCAATTGAATCTGCTGCAGCGGTTGGCGAGTTCAAAGGACTAGCAACCGCAACAGTTAACGTACCAATTGAAAATCCCACGTTTGAGTAAGGTTCGGATGAAACGTAGGGAACAACAAAATCGACTACACTACTATCTCTCAAATCAAACATCTTGGTGTATCCCTGCATAGATACTCCAGTTGTTGAACCAGACGTTGGCACGGTTACCGTGTTCCCAATAGGAGCAGACAGAGCCGTAGTGCGCGATGGTGTGAAAGTTATAACGACTCGACCTCCATGCATCTTAGTCTTTGAAAACTGAAAAGTATACCTCAAATTACCCCTCCAATATCTAAAACCAGCCCCCACATACATGAGAGCTGATGGTATGAAACAACTAGTTGTCAAAGTCGCATTGCTAGGAATTGCCCTGTTGCCAGACAATCCCGTTGGATTATTCCTAAACCATAAGGACATAGGACTAACGTGACCGGCATAAATATAATCACCTATTGCATAAGTTGAGTCCCAAACTCGCCTGAACACCATTGAAGGTTTCGATAGCACATACGACAAAGCCATCTGATCTTCATCTGTACCCCCTACCTTTGATGGGGACACAAGATTTGTCTGAAAAGGGCTAGCTTTAAAAGCAGCCAGAGGCATGTCGATATGGCTCTCACCGGCATAATTAATCATATGCCTCCTCTTGACCATCGTCTCATCGACTGGGCGTGAAAATCCATATGATGATGCCAAGTCTGCTAAATGCCTGGCATACCACGCTGTGTTACCCATGACACCTTTTAAGGTGGGTATAGATGAGAGCCCTGTAGCCACCTTTGTGACTGCATCAAGACCCTTCGAAACCAACTTTGATTTCCTAAGCTCATCAGTTAATCCGGCCTGTAATGTAATAACAGTGGACTCAACAGGAAAAGCACCAACTAATTGGACGTCCTCAAGCCAAACATACAAGGTATACCTTGCTGCTGTCTGAGTGCCACCTAATCTGAAATCTGTCAATCGGGTCAAACCCAATGTTCCATACTGGGCCGTGTTGGCTCCCACACCTACATCTATGGGTATATACTCAAACGGTGCAATGTAAGGCACACGAAGCTCCACGGCAGTTTGTTCAGCTAAATCCAATTTGACATGAGGCAAATTGGTGGCAAGTGCAGGTAGCCTGCAACGCAACCCATTCTGAGATATGTTTGCCGTGGTGCCATACTGCCATGACAACGCAGCGATACCTTGATGAAATGGTGTGGCCGTTGCAACCAACCTAAAGCATAAAGTCGCCCTAAATCCTACCGCTCCGTCCATTCTATCAAACGCATTTTGGCCCAATATGGTGACCCAGGAAGACCTATTAACAAAGCCTCTATCAAGTTCTAGCCCTGTCCCTGTACTAAATGATCCCTGATTTATTGCTCTGGGCCTGGCTAAGTACTTCTTCAAGTCTGAGATGTCCCCCTGTTCGCTAATGGTCGACTCATCTGAGCCAACTATTTCAGCGCACTTCGTGGCATCTGAACTGAATATGGACGTATCTACAATGCTTTCCTCATTCTGCATAACGGTAATGCCAGTAATCTCCTGACATTGTGAATCAGCCTCTGCTGATCCTTCTACATTAATATCTTTTGTAAGCTATTTACACACCAGGTTCAGCTCACGAATCACTGGCTCGGATGCACTCCTCTCTATTAAAGACTGAGTAGTTGTCTATACCACATTGTGGCAATAACATGCCGGTGCATCACTTATGTACAGGTTATACTTCTAAAACCATACATCAAAACGAGTCTTGATGTAGGCGCGTGCAGATGCACGACTTCCAAACTTCAAAGGAACTCCCCTCTGGCTAGCCCAAGCCTCCAATTTGGGATTATACTTATCCCAAATCTCGCGAGGGTGCAAGGACAGTTCTCCTTGAAGTATCTCACAATTGGACTGTACGTCCAATAGCGGTCCTTTGTTACTCCTGTAGAAGTATGGTGTGTAAAGAAAGCTGTCAAGTGCTAGTGGACCTATCCATCCTAAACAGGGGGCTCCACCAATCACTGACTGCTCACCTAGATCATCGGGAATAAATCCCCTCTTCAAGAATGTGATCTTATTGATGGTTGTGTATGGTACAAGCTTGCCGTCCTTAGCTCCCGCTGTGTAAGTAAGTCCAAACAGATCCATCATGGCGCTAGCCACAGTGACCTGATTGAACTTGTCACACATAATGTCATCAACACCGGTGACATTATCGTCTCCAAAGGTGTTAATGAACGCATGTTCCCACATGTCAGTACTGTCGCCAGTCAAATGAATGTAACACGCTGTCAAAGTGAGAAGCGAGTACATTGAATTAACAACGGTAGTCAATGGGTGACCACTTGGCAATGATTTATGCCATTGCACAATCTGGTCCGCCATGCATCCTGACCCAGTAATATGAATGGAATGAATGAGGTCCTGCCACAAAATGTACCTCACATGCTCGTCAAGCGCCCTATAGGAAGGAGATCGTCTGTACCACCTCTGAATCACCTCAAGGATAGCATTATGTACCCATGGCTGTTCGCTCGAATCAAACCGGGAAAAATCACCGTCAAATACCTTACCACCCTTGGCAATAAGCCTCTCGGCTAAAGTGCCCCACTGAGTGTAATGGTTGATGCCTGGTGCCATGCCCGATATAACAGGATTCGCCAGCATTGCTGCACAAAACGATCCGAAGTACATACGGACTGCAATCGTGTAATCCAACTCGGTACCTGAAATCATCCTGGTCTTAACAGCCTTGACCTTCTCTAAAGTTCGCAACTCATCCTTAAGGAAATCGGTGCAAACATGCACTTCCCTTATATCCAAGGTTGCTGATTCAATCAACTGCATAACATCACACTTCAACTGTGCCATAGGCTCTGTTGTAAAGTCCACTGCACCCTCCTTACCAAGCCAATGTGTCTTACCTGGCTCAGTGGGTGTTACAAATTTCTTGTACTTGTAACCAGCACTGGTCTTCCTGTTCAATGGCTTTAACTTCATCCCCTCTGGTACATTAGCGACAGCTTCCTCAAAAGTAAGGACATCTGCACACATCCCCGCAGTTACATTAAAAAGGGGTTTGAATGCAAGATCAGCAGCTATCTCTAAAGAGCGTGGATCCTTGACTAGCAACTCACTCTTATACGCCTCCACGGCCTTCGCCATAGGGTACACAATCCCATCATCTGTGTGCAATGGTCTCAATTGTGCTGGTGCCACAGGACACTCTCCAAACGGCTTGTCCTCGTGCATAGGTGACCGCTTAATGGAGGATTTGGTTGCAATCGGCACAGGTACAACCGCTGGTCCTATGTAAGAAATCGAACCACCGATTATACCCTGCTCGTGAAGCTTAGCCTCCAAACTCACAAGGTCTTCACCGAACACTGGAGTAACCATGTCGTGTACTGTGACCTTTGGACTGTCCTCTCCATAAAGAGCCAGCCACACCTCTCGAACAGCCTCATGTGTGACTATTGTTGAGTAACCGCTACGGGCGAAAATATCCGCCTTGCCCGCCACATGCAGACCTATGATGCACTTACCACCGTAAAATCTATTCTCCGATAGGGTAAGCACACCACCACAGTCTCCACTCTTGGTAGGCATCTCATACCTGACCAAAGACTTGAGAGTCGATCCATCATTTGCACTAACGGACTTGGTGTACTCTAAGATCCCAGAACTCAAGGTAGTGTGAGTAACACCACGGCCATTCCCACTCTCTCGACCAACGTCCAACCTTGTTGCTACTTTAGTACTCCGCAACATGGAGGACATATTGTCTTCCGTTAGGAAATGGTTTATGATGTTCCTATGACTCCTGAGGTTGACATGCTCATCAAGCCTCACTCCAACCAAATCAGTGCCGTCCTCGAATCGAGCCCTGCTACATGCTATGTAAACATGTCTCTCAAGGCTCACCACAAGTTCGCTCGTGCAATGTCTAATCTCAACTCTAGCCTCAAGGTCAGAGCCAAGACTGTTCACCACATACTCATCAAAGTGACTTGGCATGATGAAAATCTGCTGTCCAATGCATAGCATATTTCCAATCTGTGTGTACACACCCTGCTTCCTCACACCTATCATATACATGTTCTTGTATATGACTTCGTGCACGGCATCTTCGGGTGGTACCCCAACCTGCAGATCCACATCTCCCATTTGGAGTTTGACCCTGGGAAATTCATATCTCCCAAGGCCCTTCTCCTTCGCTGGTGGATTGTTACTTTGCTTGGTTACACCAAACATCTTGAATAACATGTCCACTCCAGCCCACAAAATTCTTGTGGTGTACTTGACAATCTTGAACACAGCGCATAGCCCCAAAACCCAAATGCTACTATCAATTAAATAGGCATCAAGGTTGTGGCTTTGCTGCTCGCCATGCGAGATGGAGTAAACACTTGTCATGTGTGGTACACCCAGCTTCTC